GATTTTGCTAGAATTATGATATTAGCACTATAAACGCAAAGAAGTCAATTATTGATGGCATAGGACATGTAGCGGCTATAGTAGATAATGATAACCTTATTGTAGATCAGAGATGTATAGAAACTCTAGGTTGCCTAGATATGTACCAGTGGGACCCAAATCCCAATCTACTAAAAGAGAAGCCAAAGCACAATAAAGCATCTCACATGGCGGATGCACTTCGATATGCTATATACTCATTCGAAACTTCACAGACTACCTTCTAATAGGACATCGTTAAAAATAGTGTTTGACAAGAAACCTCAAGTTAGTTATAATTTCGATAATCAAAATGGAAAAGAAAGACATGGCACAGTTAAAAAGAGACAGAGTTAAGTATATAAGGGATAAAGCAAAGTCCCAATATCAAAAAGCCGGTGCATGTCAGATTTGTCATAGTACAGAAAAGTTAGACTTCCATCATTACTATAGTTTAAGTCCTCTATTGTCAGAGTGGCTGAAAGGGAAGCAGGCAATTCGCCCCGAACACTATACCGATGAATATATTGTTATATGGAGAGATGAGTTTATAGAAGAAAAGTGGGCAGAGTTATATGATTATACAGTAACCTTGTGCCATGACCATCATCTACAACTTCATTCAATTTACGGTAAAGACCCTTCCCTAGCTACTGCAAAAAAGCAGGAAAACTGGGTAGAAATACAGAGAACTAAACATGGCGTGGTATGATAAAATACTTGGTAGAGAAGAAGAAAAGCTGAATCCTGCCCAGCGTTACTACGACCATAAGGTAGAGCCTAGCAGAGAGCCAATCTATAGCTATGAACGCGCCTATGAAGAACTAGAGATAGTTAATCGCGGTGTTAATATGATAGTAGACGACTCAGCAGAGATCGGCACTATTGTAGGTATGGCAACAAAAGGTACAGCAGTAGTAAAAGGTATTAAGCGCAGTAGAGTTGACCTCCTCCTTAATACTGAGCCTAACCCTTTTCAAGATATAAACACATTTCGTAGAAACTGCATTATTGACCTTCTCTTAGACGGAAATATATTTATATATTTTGATGGAGTACATTTGTACCACCTGCCCGCATCTAAGATGATTATTCATGCAAGTGATACTACTTATATTGAAAAGTTTACTTTTAACGAAAAGATAACTTACTCTCCTAGTGAGATTATTCATGTTAAAGAGAACTCCTTCTACTCAATCTATCGAGGAGTTCCTCGTCTGAGTCCTGCACTTCGCACTATGCAGCTTATGACTAGCATGAGAAAGTTTCAGGACAACTTCTTCAAGAACGGCGCTGTTCCAGGGCTGGTATTGAAAAGTCCTAATACTCTTTCTGAAAAAATTAAAGAACGTATGCTTATGTCTTGGCAGGCTCGATACAAGCCAGACGCAGGCGGTCGACGACCTCTTATTCTTGATGGCGGTATAGATGTAGATTCTATTTCAAATGTAAACTTTAAAGAACTTGATTTTCAAAGTGCCACCGAAGAAACTGAGAAGACTATATTAAAAGCATTAGGTATTCCACCGATTTTACTAGACTCAGGAAACAATGCTAATCTTCGACCAAACATGAGGTTGTACTACCTAGAGACAGTACTACCTATAGTTACAAAACTTAATTATGCTCTAGAAAGATTTTTTGGGTATGAACTATCGGAAGATATTACAAATATTCCAGCGCTGCAACCAGAACTACGTGACTCAGCTCAGTATTATTCTGCTCTTGTAAATGCGGGAATAATTACACCAAACGAAGCTCGTGATAATCTAGGTTTTGAAGACATAGAAGGTCACAGTGATTTAAGGGTTCCTGCTAATATCGCAGGAAGTGCCACCAACCCAGACTTAGGTGGACGACCAACAGAAGGAGATACAAATGGCGAATAAAGCCCAAGTGCGTAAAACACTAGAAACAGTAGCTATGTTCTTTGCAGAAAAAGGCAAAGTTCTAAGCCAGCCAGACTATGTAAAGTGCGCAGACAAACCAGTTCTACTTTCAGGCATTCGAAGAGTATTTCGATCCTACTCTAGAATGTTAGTAATGCTAGAAAGAAACGAGCCGGAACTTTGGCTCATGGCTACAAACCCTAAACCAAAGATAGAAATGCCAAAGCCACAGCCTGTAAAAATAGAAGTACCAAAGCCTGTGAAGACAGAGGTAAAGAAAGATGGAAAAGATATTTAACTTAACCTCCACGTTCAAAGCACAGACCGGCGAAGATGGTAGTGTTATGATTCGTGGAATGGCAAGCACTGCTGACTTCGATCGCGCGGGCGACTCTATTTCTTCAGAGGCTTGGACAAAAGGTGGTTTAAACAATTTCGAGAAGAATCCTATTATTCTTTTCAACCATGACTATGATCGACCAATTGGTCGTGCTACTGGCATGAAAGCTGGTCCAAATGGTCTAGAACTAGAATGCAAAATCAGCAAGAGTGCCCCTGGTAACGTTGCTGAGCTTGTTAAAGATGGTGTCCTTGGAGCCTTTTCTGTCGGTTTCCGTGTCAAGGATGCAGATTATATTAAGGAAACTGATGGATTAATGATTAAGGACGCTGAGTTGTTTGAAGTTTCGGTTGTTTCCGTACCTTGCAATCAGGCAGCTACTTTTTCTTTGGCGAAATCCTTTAACTCGATGGATGAGTATGAGGAGTTCAAGAAAACTTTCACAAATCGTGTAGATCTAGCCGGTCAGACTCTGGCTAAGGACGAGGTCAATACCTCTAGCGTAGCTAGAAATACACCGGAAAAGGCGGACTTATCCGCACAACAGGAGATCAAAATGTCTGAAGTTAATACTCCAGAAATCGACTTGGAAGCTTTTGCTAAAAAAGTAGCGGAGCAAACTGCTGCTAATATTGCAATGAAGCAAGCCGAGCAGAAAGCAGCTGAAAAAGCTGACCAAGAAAAAGCAGCAGCGGAAGTTGCAGCTAAAGTAGCACAAGAAGAGCAAGTTAAGACAGCAGTAGTAACTGCCGTTGAAACGGGTGCTGAGCGTCTTCAAGCAGACCTCGAAGCTAAGCTAGCTGAGAAAGATGCAGATTTTAATACAACTCTTGAAGCATTCAAAAAAGAGTTGTCTGAGAAGAGTGATGAGCTCGCTAAGATGCGTGACTCAAAGCGTACTTTCTCTGATCGTACATCTACTAACGATCTCACTAAGTGGGGCAAAGATTTCATGCAAGCACATATCCTTGGTGTCGTAACTGGCAAAGGTATGAATACTGCATTTGGTCAAAGCATTCAAGAGAAGGCAGGTATCGACTATACAACTAATGCTGGTGATATCGATCAAGAAGTTTCTCGTCAAATTGAAAAGGAAGTTACTCTGAACCTACGTACAGCTGGTCTGTTCCGTGAGATTCAAGTAAATGGTGCAGCAACTGTACTACCTATTCAGCCAGACGTTGAGGCAGCTACTTTCCAAACTGGTGCAGCTGCAGCAGGTAACCTCGAAAATCGTGGTGCTTCTGACAACACTTATAAGCCTTCTCAAGTAATTTTGAATGCTTACCGTCTGATTTCACAGACTTTCATGGACAACCATGTAGACGAAGAAGTTCTCGTTAACTTGATGCCTATGCTTGTTGAGTCAGTTGCTCGTGCACACGCTCGCGCAGTAGATAATGCTATTATCAACGGTGCTGGTTCAATCACTGGTCTTGACGGATATGCAACTGCTAGCTCAGTAGCTCCTAGCATTGCTAGTGGCGATGTTCTTACAGCAGCTAACCTTCTTACTGCCCGTAAAGCAATGGGTAAGTATGGTATTAACCCTACTGATGTTGCTTATATCATCTCACAGGCACGTTACTACGAGCTTATCGAAGATTCAGGTTTTGCCGACATCACTGATGTAGGTTCTGATATCGCTACTAAGCTTACTGGTGCAATCGGTGCGGTTTATGGTTCACCTGTAATCGTATCTGATAGCTTTGCAACAGAAGCAAATGGCATTCCGTGCGCATTCGCTGTTAACACTCGCAACTATGCAATTCCACGTCTACGCGGTGTTGCAGTTGAGACAGATTACGAAGTTGGTAACCAGCGTCGTGTTATCGTTGCTACTCAATCACTCGGCTTTGAAGAGTTGGTTGCAGATACAGCAGGTAACCGTTCAGCTGTTAAGATCGACCTCGCAACATAATCTGAACCAAGAGACTGGGGGGAGTTCGCTCCCCCGAGTTTTTATTAGATGACTCAAATATGACAAATTTAATTACACTAGAAGAATATAAAGAAGCTGAAGGTATCCAGTCTCCGAAAGAAGACTTGCGTATTGAAGCTTTGATTCCTGCTGTGAGTCAGTTAATAAAAACTTACTGTGGAAATAGCATTGTAGACTACTACAGTACTAATAAAACAGAAGTCATTAATGTTACTTGGGATACTCATATGGTACAACTTACTGAGAGCCCTGTTAATACTATTGTATCTGTAGAAGAGCGAGACTCTTATGATGGAGCCTATGCCACTCTTACAGAAGCAGCTCATGAATTTTACTTTGATGCGGGGACAGATAGCCTTTTAAGAACTACTGGAGGTTCAAACTTCCGTAATTGGCGTAAAGGTCCTGGAGCTGTTCGTGTAGTTTATACTGCTGGTTATGAGACAGTTCCAGCAGATTTACAACTTGCAGTTATTGATTTGATTACTTACTATATTAAAGATGAGCACAAAGAGCGCCGCACACTTGCAGGTGCTTCAGTACAGAATCAAGCAAGTACTAGTCAGCGTAACAATGTTGCTTTTCCTGACCATATCAAGCGTGTGCTTGACTTATATAAAAACTTTTAATGAGTAATGCAAGTCAAAGAGAGTTTCTATTAAAGTTACAGAAAGAGTTGTTATCAGTTAGTGGTGCATCTGCTAACGCAGAACAAAGAGCGCTTTTTAATACAAGAGGTCACGTATTTACAATTACAAGTAGAGCTTTAAAAAGAGGGTTGCGAGAGGGAGTTGCAAAAGCTTATGCAGGTGAAGCTAAAGAAGGAAGAAAGTTTGCTGCTAAGATATCAAAAGCAAGTGACGCAAATATATTAGCTTTTATATCTACTATGACAGCTATATATAGAAATCAAGCAAAGAAAGGATTAGTAAGAATAACTACAGCAACTCCTCGAAAATTAGTAGTCACTGTATTTGAAAGTGGAGACGTATTTAAAAGAGTTAAGTCTGCTTACAACGATCCTTTAAATGACTTATTTGAAAAGATAAATAATAGAGCAAAAGGTATTTTAGGCAGAAGAGGCAACCTTTATAACCTAGAGCACGGACAGTTTGTAGGTGTACTAGAGACAACTGTGCGCGATACCATTGACAATGTACTAAACGAAGATGTAAGCGGAAATACTTTAGCTAGTGTTAAAAAGTTTTTTGAGTCTCAAGGAGTTGATATAACTGTAATTCGCAACTCTAAAACGGATACAATGGAAATATTTTTAGGGTCTTCTGTTTCTAACCAAGCCGAAAGAGCTGATTCTCAAAACAAGAAAAAACTTTTATTAGATACGCTAGATAAAGCAATAGCCCGATTACAAAAGAACCCTATATTTGCTTTTGCAGACTTAAAAGGATCAGACAGTTTTAAAACTAAAAAAAGAAAGCAAGTTGTAAAGATAATAACAGACCCTTTTAAAAAGATTAAAAAAAGTAAAGTAACTACTGAAAATATTAAAATTAAAGAGTCTAAAACTAGCGTAAAAGGTAAAGTTGGCGCTAAAGCAAAACTTACTGGAAAAGGTAGAAAGAAAGCTGTTAGAGCTTCTATGTTAGGCACGGGGTTTTCACAAGTAAGACTATACGCTGCTTTAAATACTAGAATTAATACAGTCGTAGCAAAAAATATGGAACTTCCTGGATTAGAATATCAGACAGGTAGATTTGCCTCAGGAGTTAAAATTACAGACGTAAGTAAAACACCTCAAGGGTTTCCTTCTGTAGGATATACTTACCAACTGTACCCCTATCAAACTTTCGAGCCAGGATTTGCTCAAGGAAGCACAGATAGAGACCCTCGTAAATTAATTGATAGATCAATACGAGAAATAGCTGCAGAAATGGTAACCGGAAGATTATATACTAGGAGACAGTAATGGCTACAAGAACATACGCAACTAGAAGACAAGCCATTGTAAATGCACTAGTAGATAAATTAAAAGGTATTAATGGAAACGGAGAGTATCTTACAAACTTATTTAACAATGTTCAACCACGATTAAAATTCTGGGATGAAATAGAAGAGTTCCCTGCAGTGCATTTAAATGCAGGTTCTGAAACTAGAGATTATCAAGGTGGTGGCTATAAAGATCGTTTTATGAGTATAATGCTACGATGCTATGTAAACTCAGAAGACGCAGTAGAAGATTTAGATAAATTATTAGAAGATGTAGAAGTAGTACTAGAAGATAATTCTAGACTAGAATACATCGATAGAAAAGGGGCAACCCAATATACGCACCAAATCACAATTATTAGTATAGATACTGATGAGGGTGTACTTGAACCATATGGAGTCGGTGAAATGACAATAGAGGTTCGATACTAGAAAATACTGACACGAACAAACGTTCAAGTTCAAGTCTTTTCAGGATTATAGGAGAAACTAATGGCACAACAATTATATTTTAGCCGAGATACCAAAGTATACATTGAGATTGGGTCAGCTGTATGGGAACTTCCCGTACTAGATGGCTTTAGCTTTTCGCAAGCTACTAACGTATCAGAAATTGCACTTTCAGAAATGGAAGATTCCGCCGGCAGCAGTAAGCGGGGTCGTCGCGCATTTAACGACTCTCTCGCTCCCGCAGAGTGGTCGTTCTCTACTTACGTGCGTCCTTTCGTATCTGCAGGAACTGGTGCAGGTGCGGCTGACACAGCAGCAAATCATCACGCAGTAGAAGAAGTGTTGTGGGCGTTAATGGCAGGTCCTGCTACTTACGCTTCAAGTACTTTCCCGGGTTTTACTGCTGATACAACAGATTTAAATATTAACTTTGCTAACTCAAATAAATCTACTCTTGGTACTGCAAGTATTTACTTTGTTGTAGGTAATGCAAACAAGAAAGTTTACAAGTTAACAAATGCAGTTGTAAATGAAGCAACTCTTAACTTTGAAATAGATGGTATTGCAATGATTGATTGGTCAGGATTTGCAGCAGAAGTTGTTGATGATACAGCAACTGGTTTACCAACTGCTACTGTATACGAAGATGTTACTGCTACAGATAACTTTATTCGTAATCGTCTAACTCAGCTTACGATCGTACCTACTACTCAAGACCCAGATGGAGATAGTACAGATGAACTAGAAGCTTCTTATGACTTAACTCTCACAGGCGGAAATATTACTATTACTAATAATATTACTTATATTACTCCAGAAGAGCTAGGTGTTGTAAATATTCCTATCGGCCACGTAACGGGAGGTCGTGCTGTCTCTGGTAGCTTCACTTGTTATTTGCTGAAAGATACTGCAGGAACAAATAAGTCTAGTGATTTCTTCGAAGATGTTAAATCAATTTCGAATGTTGTTACTAATTCTTTTGCTCTTACATTTAAAGTTGGAGGAACTTCTGCACCTGCTTTGGAGCTTGCAATGGGAACTGCTCACGTAGACATTCCTACTCACTCTATTGAGGACGTTATTTCACTTGAAACAAACTTTACTGCGCTACCGAGCAGCATTGAGCTTACAGACGAAGTTGTAGTAACTTATAAAGGAGCATAGAAAAATAGTTCTTGACTTTTATGTTGAGATCTTCTATACTAATAACAATAAAAGCGGGGGTGTAAAAACCCTCGCTTGCTTATAAAAACAAGAAAAGGATATAAAATGACAGATTCAGTTACTCCCAAAACCGCCCAAGTTTCATTAGCGAGTTTATTAACTCCAAGTAAGACAGTGTCTATTGACTTTCCTGGTTATAAAGGGTTTAGTGTAGATATTTGTTATTTGGGCAGGGATGAATTACTAAAACTTCGTAAGAAGTGTGTTAGCACAAAATTTAATAAGCGTACTCATCAACCAGAAGAAAACTTAGATGAAGATAAGTTTCTGGAAGAGTATGTTGGTGCAGTTATCAAGGGATGGACAGGACTAAAATTTTCATACTTAGAAGAGTTTCTTTTGGTGGATATTTCAGCTCACAAACCTGATGACGAGTTACCTTTTACTCAAGACAATGCAGAACTATTGATGAGAAATTCAAATAGTTTTGATTCTTGGATAACTGATACTGTTTCAGACCTAGAAAATTTTACTGGGAGCAAGTAACCTTAATACAAGACTTACTTGCTCGGTTTGTAAAAGAACAGTCTTCCCCCGTATCTATGGATCAGTATCTAGAGATATGCGAGCAGCTAGGTACAGAGCCTGACCCCCAAAAGATGCCACTTACCGAGTCGAGTTTC